TTAACTAAACACGAAAAGGATGAGAGATTTATCTTTAAAAGGCGAGATTACAAAAATCGCTAAATTAGAAACTGGAACGTCTAAGGCGGGAAAGGAATGGAAAAAGTTAGGGTTTGTTATCACTACAGAAGGTGAGTACCCTAAAGATGTTTACTTCACAGTATTTGGCGAAGAGAAAACAACAAACTTTATGACTTACAATAGAGTTGGTCAAGTTGTAGAGGTATTTTTTAATATCAATGCAAGAGAATTTAACAACAAATGGTACACCGATCTTGGTGCTTGGAAAGTAGTTAGTGAGAAGATTACTGACTCTACTACTCCTGTAGCAGAAACAGTTTCTGATAATGGATTCCATAAAGTAGAAGATTTACCATTTTAATTAACAAAGGTGTGGGTGATTAACTGTTAAGCCCTTATAATCTCAGCTACAGAGTGCGATACTGCAAAACCAAACCTGAGAACCTTTTATATAACGAGAGTGGGCTGCGTGAGTGCTACATAATTAAATCCTAGTTTTAGCAATATGGACTAGGTTGTTCTTTGTAGAGGGGAGTTTTTCCGTTGGGGTTATGGTCGTCTAGGTCTTTCTCCCCTTTACTTTTTTTTAACCAAAGAAAAAACGAATGAAAATGGCAAAAAGATTTACTGACACAATGAAATGGAATGAGGATTGGTACTTAGACCTATCCTTAATTGATAAATTGTTTTGGATTTATATTTGCGATAATTGTGACCACGCAGGTATATTCAAACCAAACAAAAGAATGTTTGAATTATTGATTGGAGGTGAGATTGATGTACAAAAATTCTTAAACACAGTTAACCAGGATAAACCAAGAATTTGCGTTTTAGGTAACGGAAGATGGTTTTTAGCAGGTTTTATAGAATTTCAATACGGAAACAAATTAAACCCTAACAACAGAGTGCATAAGTCAATATTAAATATATTAAATGATAACGACTTGAACTTAGAAGTATTTGATGCAAAGGTTCGTTTAGATGCACCAACAAAAGACTCAAAAAATATTCCTGAATCCATCCAAGAAGTTATCACTTACTTCAAAGGGAAAGGTAGCAACAAAAGAGAGGCTGAACGATTCTATTTTTACTACGAATCTCAAGGGTGGCGAGTAGGTAAGAATCCAATGAAGGATTGGAGAATGGCAGCTTCAGGGTGGATTTCAAGGAATAAAAAAAATGAACCTGACTCTGATTACTTAGGAGGTCAATTAAAGGCTATGAAGAACTAAAATGGCTCTTTATAAAGTAACCTCTAAGCAAGAGGTAACCGACTATTGTAAAGAAATTTATAATAAAGGTTACACAAAGGGTCTTACCACAGGTATAAAACCTTTAGACCCTCACTACACTTTCCGTAAAGGTGAACTAACTATAATGACTGGGTTCGCTAACATCGGAAAAACCACTACACAACTTTTCTTGATGATGATGGCATCAAAGCTTTACGATTATAAGTGGCTTATGTATTGTCCTGAGAACGAACCTATCGGTGATTTAATGATAGATATTGCTGAGATGTATTGTGGTAAGACGGCTGATAAAGAGTTTAGTGATAGAATTAGTCAAGATAATTATTTAAGAGCAGTAGAATGGGCTTATGACCATTTTACTGTGCTTACATTTGAAGAAACACCTAGCGTAGAAGATGTGTTAAACTCGTTTGAAGAGTACTTGCAAGTAACAGAAATAGATGGTATATCTATAGACCCTTTAAACGATTTAAAAGCACCTAACAAGACTAGTAAGTACGATTACTATTATGATGCTTTAAGTAACATAAGAAGGTTTATAAAGCGTCACAATGTAATGTTTTATCTTGTTGTTCATCCAGGTACAGCAGCTAACAGAAGAAGAAACGAAGATGGTACTCGACCTGCTCCGAATATGAGCGATGTAGAGTTTGGTGCTATGTTTGGAAATAGGGCAGACAACTTTCTTGTATTTCATCGTAACCCACAAAGTGAGAAGTGGAATGTTACTGAGATACACGCACAGAAGATTAAGTTTCAGAAGTTAGTCGGAGTACCTACACCTGAGCTTACACCTGTCTGTTTGTTTTATTCATATAGTTTGCGTAGGTTTAGATACCTTAATGAGAACGGAACTTTAATTGATCCGATACAAGAAACGATAATCAAAAGACCAACTAACGATATATTTTAACTATGCCTGACCAAATTACACTAAAAGCAATTAATTTATTGCGAGAAGCCGACCCGAATTTAGACGAGATGAATAGTCTCGATAAGTTTATAGCACATCAAAGCGAGGTGTTAAAGATGTATAAGCAATTCGAGGGACATCCACAAGCAGAAAAGTTAAAGCCTAGATTAAAGGTGTTCGAGGAAAGTGCCTTAGCATTTACTTGGGTACACACACAAATGATGGCTTATAAAAGAGAAAAGCTTTTAGCTAATGCAAATGAAATGGAGATGGCTAATGCTGTTATAGAACTCAAGCAAGAGTTAGATATATTAACTAAATTAAATAAAAGAGATGATAACAGTTAATTCTTTAAGTGGAGGTAAGTCATCAAGTTATATAGCTTTAAATTATCCTGCTGATTACAATGTTTTTAGTTTAGTTAGAACTAATGATAAATCCTGTATTTATCCTGATGCTAAAGTAAGACAAATTGTATCTGATAAAATAGGTTGTGAATTTGTAGGTACGACTGAACAAGATGCAATCATAAAAATAATGTTACAACTTTCTGAAAAAATTGACATTGATTGGGTTACTGGAAAAACTTTTGAAGATGTAATAAAATATAAAGGAGGCTACTTACCTAATGTTATGGTTAGATATTGTACTACTCATTTAAAAATGATGCCTATTTTTGATTATTGGAGAAAAAACATAAACGAAGTTTGTGATATGAGAATTGGATTTAGAAAAGGAGAAGAAGAAAGGATGTCTAATATGATAAAAAAACTTAATGAAAATGGTAATGAAGAAATAAAGGTTGTAGTTGGAAAACGTAAAACTAAAAATAAGTGGGGATTTGTAGAGTGGAGAAAACCAAGTTTTCCATTAATAGAAAATCAAATAGATAATAAAGAAATATATAGGTATTGGAGTAATAATAAAGATATAGATTTTCCTATTGGATATTATAATAATTGTGTTGGTTGTTTTCATAGAAGTCCTTTATTTTTAAGTAAAATGAATCAAGAACATCCTAACAAAATTAAATGGTTTTCTAAAATGGAAGAATTAAATTCACCTAATACTTTTAGAAAAGATGTTACATTTAAAGAAATAATAAGTTATAACCCTCAAATAGAAATGTCCTTTGATGACTTCAATGAATGTGATTCAGGTTATTGTGGACTTTAAAAAAATAGATATGACTGAAAAAGAACTAAACTTGTTAGACCGATTCGCTAGTAAGTATAAAATTGATTGTGTCCCTTCTGAGGGAAAGTATGATTTTTGGGATTTTACCTACGAATGGGATAATAGGAAGTTCTATTGCGAGATGAAACAAAGAAACTTTACTTTAGATACAGCTAAGAGTAAATATCCTGAAGGATTAATCCTAGAGATGCACAAGTACGAAAGGATATTAAGAAAGACTAAAAATGAAAAGGCATCTCAAGGTTTGTACATTAACTTCTTTACTTGCGATTCTGTATTAGTATTTAATTTAAACAAAACAAGAATAAATAACTGGGTTTGGAGGACAATGCCCGAATCTACTGACTTCGGTAGGAAAAGTTATGTTTATAAGTATATTACTTTATTAGAGTATGATAAAGGAAAAGTTTTGTATATTTGATGCGTTCTTACGTTTTTTTTGCATAGTTCGTAAGTTTTTTGGTTAAAAATGGGAAAAGGATGTCTACTTGTAGATGTCCTTTTTTTTTGTATATTAGCGAGTGTTATGGCAAAATTTAAATGTAATAAGTGCGAAGAAGTTTTAAAGCTATCAAGTTATTCAATTAAGGTAGTTGATGATAAGGTAGTTAGTCCCGAAGCGATTTGTTGCGATGAGTATATGGATCGTGTAAGAGAGAATAACGGATTCGGAGGTATTATAAAGAAGCCTAACGGAACTGTAAGTGGAAAATTTTAACCAAAGAGATTATGAGTAGCATAGAAGAACAAGTTTGTTTTAAGATTTTAAAGCGTTCTGATGTAGGCAAAAAGAAATATGGTACTACAATGGAACGAAACGATTTAACTAAGTTAGAGTGGCTTAAACACGCCCAAGAAGAAGCGATGGATATAGCTGTGTACTTACAGAAGTTAATAGAACTTGAGGAAAAGAAGCCGTTTCGATACGAGTGGAATATGACTAAGCCTAGTGGAGACCACAACAGAAAGATGCTTGACCTGGAGATAGAAAACTTAGGAAAAGAAAAAGAGGACAATTAGTCCTCTCCTTGTTCTTCTTCAGTAGAATCCACTATCCAACTTCCGAATATTTCTTGTGCTATCTCTTCGGGTGTTTTTTTGTCTCTCGTATCCATTCTGTCGGTATATATTTGTCTGCCCACTTTATATTATTCTTATCACACCATTGGGCATAAGTTGTGCGACTATTCTTATTTAACTTATTCTTAGGTCGCATAAACACCATTCGTATATCTAACTCAGGATGTTGCTTAATTACCAGTAACATTTTTTTACGATCCTTAGCCGTAAACCTTCCTTTTAGCTCAACAACAATTCCGTTTGGGAGTATAACATCAGGTATATATTTTCGTTGTTCGGTAATCTCGTAGTAAAGATTAATAGTTTCATATTGAAAAGGTATTTTACTTTTAGTTAATTTAGAACAAACATCCTCTTCGTATTTACTCCTATATCTATTTTTGTCTATTCTCATAATAAGTCTTTTTATTGTGGCAACTGTGACACAATCCTTGTAGATTAGATTCGTCTAACTCAGCTCCACCTTTTTTAATTGGTACAATATGGTCGACTACTTCAGCAGGTTTTACCATATCATTATCTAAACAATGAACACACAAAGGGTTTTTATCTAATACAACCTTTCTTAACTTCCTCCAGGCATACTTTCTGTAGAACGAAGTATCACCACCCCAAGACCTATTTTTCTCAGCCTTAGTTCGTTTATCTCTTCCTTTTGGAAGCCAAGGCATATTATTACTTAGATTTTGATGAACCACCAAAAAAGAAATCTATGATGGTATTTACCTTACTTGACATAGCACCGAATACTGTACTAATAAAGCCTATTTCGTAATCTGAAAGTTCTAAAGTATTTATTATAAAACACTTGAACATAAAGTAAGATATAAGAAAATAAGCACAAGTAAAGATGATAGCCAATATCTTTTGTATAAAGCTATCGTCCATAAACATTGTTCTAGCACTACTTCTGTCTTGAACTTCAAGAGCAAACATTTCCTTCTCGAGGTCTTGTATAACTTTCTCAAACTCATTTTTAAGTTTTAATCGTTCTTCATCAGTTGTGACTACTTCGTCTATTATAGTAGAAGCCTGTCCTACTAAATTTTTAATAATATTCTTTATCATAATGTAATTATATCAGGTGCGTATCTGTATTTAGTATCGCCATCTTTATCTTTGTAGGCTTCTAATACTTCTCGTCTGTTGTTAGATTTTTTTAGAGATATGTGAATCCAAGAGAAATCAAATTCATTTATCATTTGGTCAAACTCAATAGCGTTATCTATAATCCAGTCATAAATTTCTTTATTACACATTTGACCATCTTTCCAAAACTGTATATCCAAAGCTTCACCTTTACAATGTTGGCTACGACTACTTCCACCAATAGCAACATTAAGTTCCTTGTTGCGATAACCACTACTAATCCTGATAGGACCAAGATGGTTGCGAAGAGGTTGTAAAATATTTGTAATAAGTCTTTGGATATTCTCCAGGTCTTTTTTTGTCGGTTCATTATCTATTCCAAGTCTATTGGCTGTGTCACTTCGAGTAATCTCTGATAACACAAAGTTTTTACTTAATCTCATTATTCAGTTTTTGCTTGTTTAATTTCTAAATCTTTAACTACTTTGCGTAGATTATCTACTTCTTTTTGTAGGTAATTTATTTTTAAATCTTGTTTAGCATCATCAGGTAAAGCACCCATCTCACCTCTAGGCCATTTAACTCTAAACTCGTGATTAAGTGCTACATCGTCTTGCATACGCAAAACATCTAGCTGTAACTGAGAAATTTCAGCCGTCAATGTAAACCATATACCTGCAAGAGAAATAATACCTGCTACAATACCAATCAGACTTTTTATATCTAATTGGATCTTAGAACTTTCATTTATATCAAAACTATCTTCCAATTTGTGTTTTTATTTTAGTCACATCATTATTAATACGTTCTATATCTTTTTCGATATTTTTAAACTTCTGTAATAATAACTCATTTTTTAGTTCTACTTCAAGCCTTGTAATCTCTATTTTAGGCAAACTCTTAGCTTCAGTAATTTCATTTTGTAAAACAATGTACTCACCAATTAGTAAGAATAAAAAAGCAAAAATACTAAACAATGTCTTTAGGCTAATGCTAAAAGGAGTGTCTTGTATTTCTTTACTCATTTCTCTTTGATTTGATTAGCAGCTAACAATAATTCTATCTTGTGTAACTTAGTCGATATATCTGCTAAGATAACTTTTAATTCGTTGTCAGATTGTTCTAAGTGATATACCCTAGAAGAAAGTTTAGTTACTTTAGTTTGTAGGTTAGTCCAAACACCTACACCAGTTGAGAGTAATACTATTACTGATATTACTAACTCTATTATTCCTATTGTCACTTGCATTATTCTTTTTTATTTAAAGGGAGTGAAAGTAGTCTATCGAAAAGGTAGCGAAAAGATACACTACAATCAACCTCCCTTATTATACTGCTGCTATGGTTATTTTTGCTCCGTAAATTTCATCTGTTGAAGCACCTTGCTCAAATTCTAATATAACATAATCACCTTCAACGCTATTCCATTCTGTGCTTAGTGTTAATGTTGTATTACTTGTTCCACTTCCTTGTAAAGTTGTAACATCACTTATTGTTCTTGCCGTAAGCATTCTAATATTTCTGTTTACACTTGCATATATATCAATTGCTGTAACCTTATAATTTAAAGGTACATAAGATGTAGCATATATTTTACCTCTATTTTGGTATGCAGAAGGCTGTACTGACCCTACATTATCTCTTGTGTAAACATCAAAAGTTGTATGGCTAGTAACATTAAATTCGTTAGCTGCTACATAAATAGCCGTAGTTGTTACACCTTTATACAAGTTAGGTGTACTTGTACCAGGTGTGATTGAATTTGTTAAATCGTAAATTAATGGAGATAAAATAGAGCCAATAGGATAATCTAATTCAGGCGTAAATGATGTTATAGGTATATCTTTAACACCATTAACAGTTGATGAAGCAGTTAATGTTAATGGGTTAGTACCATCTGCGTAAGTAAGTAATAACTTCTGACCATTATATATTTTACCTCTAGTATCATTTAATAATGTTAATTGAGTAGTTGCACTACCTCCATCTATAGCAACATTTGTTGTACCTAAACTATTTTCATTAACTTGACTTAATACTACTTTAGTATTAAATTTTGAAGTAGAATTTACTATATCTGAAGATGAAGGTGATAATCCTTTACCTCCGTTAATGGTTTCATTATCGGGTGTTTGTACGTTTAAGTTTGAATTTATTTTAAACCATTCACCACTCATTGTTTCACTATGACCTTTAAATGTACCTCCTAAAAATTGATAATACTTAAAAACACCATCGTCATTTATTGAGTATTTTAAATTTTTTATAGGAGATATATCAGCACTAAATACATCTGCTTGTAATATTTCTAAAGGTTCTGTTTGTAATTGTAAAAACTGACTTGTTAGTAGTTGTAAAATATTTAAATAAGAACCTGTATCATTTGCTCTAAAACCTTGAGTTGCAGCAAACATATTTGGTGAAGCGTCACTACCTGTATTATATTGTACAGAATATATTGAGTCTTGAAAATTAGCTTGACCCGTAGTTGTTTGACCTACTTGTATTTCACCTAAATCTAAATTTTCAAAAGCATCATTACTAGATTGGTTTGTAGTAAAAGTTAATCCAACTTGATTAGTATTTAAAGCTACTGTATTATATCCTGCCACCGTTATACTACCAGTATTTTGACCATAAGAACCTGATTCAGTTGTTCTAGTAACAGTAGATGGTGTTTGGTGAGAGTAATTTATAAGTGGAGTATCTACTGCCCAAGAAGCATTTGGCGGGTCATAATAATAAGGAGTGTATTCATTTGTAGCAGTAAGAGTAATAACTACTTCTCCTGAAACTAATGGTACAGGAAATTGTCCTGCAAATTTTATAGAAGTTTCTGCTGTATATGTGTTTCCATCTCTTTCTATACTACAAGGAGTATCATCAGCACCTGATAATGATAAATTATCACCTACATCATCTTGATTTCTCAAGGTATTCATTGATACATAAGAAGAGTTTGCGTTATTTAAAATACTTCCTGAACCACCAACACTTTTACCTCTATATAAAGTTATTGTGTGTACTGTAGTATCTGTACCCCATTCTAAAAAACCTGCACCCTCTTTTAAATATCTTGTGTCTGCTCCAGTTCCTATTTTTATTTGTAACTGAGCTGTTGTTCTGTGTCCTGCGTTTACTAAATCATAATCTGAACTAGGAAAATTTAATTCACTTCTATTAAAAACTTCTTTGTGAGTTGCAGCGAAATTTATAGTCATAGAACCTTCTTCGTCAGCATCACCTTGTAATAAACCTGCTGAAAATCCACTTGTTAAATCTGCGTCATCAGGAACTAAAAATGTAGACTCACCATTTACAAAATCGCAACTTACACTTTTCAAAACTGGGTCGTAAGTTATTGTAGACCCTGCTAAAATATAATTAGTAGATTGGTCTATTTCAAGGTTTACACTTTCATCTGCTATATCACCACCCGAAGCTACTTCATTATCTGTACCTAAATAATTGTATATTCTTATATTACCATTTGTAGCTATTTTATTATTTGGTTGAATAAAATAATAGTGTCCATCACTTAAAAAAGAGATAGTATTAAATGTTTGTAAAGAACCCTTTAATACATCGTATTTCTTGTATTTAAGTGGTTTTTTATCTACATCTTTTCTATATGCTGCTCTTGTAATATAATAAGAATAGAACGGATCGTTAGCTTCATAAGTATCACCATTTCTAAACCAATCTATACCTGTTTTAAACCATTTATGATTTTGAGGTATTGGCGATTCATTTGCAGATGAATTATCAAATAAAGACATTGTGCTACCAAAATCGTTTATATGATTATTTATTCTATAAGCTTTATTCCAATCAGAAGGTGTTAAAGTATCATCTTCTCTTTCTTTGAATACACCTATAGAATCGGTAGCAATTATTTTAACTGGATAAGGAAATGGCTCATTAGATAATGTATCAAAAGATGGTTGTACCCATCCGAACCACCAAAGGTTAGCGTTACTTACAGAGTTTTTATATATTCTAACAAAATACTCCTTGTCACCCTTTCCAAATACATCATAGATAAAAGATTCATCAGTATTATTTTCTGCGTAAAAATATACAATACACTCTGAAGTTAAAAATTGTCTATTTCTAGTACCACCCTCACCAGTCCATTTAACTTCAAACCCCTCACCTTGAAGGTTCATATCGGTACTACTACCTGAGTAATTTTTTTTCCAAATTTCAACGTACCAGGTTGTACCTGCCTCACCTTTTATTTGAGAGTCTCTGTACTTTCCGTATGCCATTATCTTCTACTTTTTCTTCTATTAGCTCTATCGAATACAATCAATAAATCATCACCCGATATTCTTACATCAGGTGTAGTCGCACCACCTAAAGCGTGGTTAGGTATAATTGTTCCTTTTTGTGAAGGCACGAATAATTCTGGTCCTTGTTCCCCAACGAGACTGACTTTACCTAAAGGTGGTTGACCTCCGTTGGCAAAACTTCCACCCATCATACCAAGCATTGTTTGTTTAAAAGATGATAATCCTTGACCTGCAAAAGCACCACCTGCGGGAGCAACTCCTAAAGCACTAAATATTGCTGTCATTATAAGAGCTTGAATAACCATCTTAGCCATAGCTTTAAGTAAATCAGCAAATAAGTTACCTAAGTTTTGTAAACTTAACTCTCCTGATACTGCCATTTGAGCAAACGCATCAGAGAAAGCAAATCCTACATCTATAGCAAATCCAGTTAGTGTATCTTTTACATTTTGTACTTTAGCATCAAAATTATCAACCATTTGTTGCATAGAATCTGTGGTGTTAATCAAAGTTCCTTCAACTACATTTGATATAGCCGTTGGTGCTATAGCACCTAATGTCGGAACTGCTTTCGCACTATCTACAGCCTTTTCTTCCTTAAATTTTTCTTGTCTATCTAATTCTTTATTAATCGCTTCGAGAGCTGCTGCTTCTGCCTCTAAAGCTTGGTGAGTTTCCCAAGTTGAAAGCATAAAGCCTTTTTGACTCTGTATAGCTTTGTTTCTTGCAGCCTCTTGTTCCTTTAACCTTGCTTCATCACCTAATGTATCTGCAAATGATGCTATAGATGCAAATAACGCTGAACCTGCAACAACTTCAATACCTAGGGCAGATAGTGCTGCTCCTAAAGTAGTAACTACCCCTACTACTACTCCAAATCCTGTAGTTAATAATGGTATAAGTGCTACCATAGCACCTAGTGCTATTAAAACTGGTCCTGCTGCTAAAGCAATACCACCTATTGTTACAATTAACTTTTGAGTATCTCTGTCTAATGTTCCAAATACACCAAATAAATCTGTAACAGTTTCTATCATAGGCATCAACATTTCTGCTAATACTTCTCCTAACTCTAATCTAAATCCTTCAAATGCACTCTCTAACTTTTTAACCTTGGCAAAAGTAGTTTGACCCATAAGGTCAGCCATTTCTTTTAACTTAGTAGTATTAGTTTCATAAGCATTCGATAACTCATTTACCTTTTCTAAGTTATCTGTTAATACAAGTAATTGGTTGGCTGCCGTAGTACCAACTAATTCTTGCGCCCTGTTAAGATCCATTTCACCTTCAGCAGCTTCCTCTAGTACACTAGAAAACTTTGTACCAGTCTCATTTAACTTCATAAATATTTTACGAAGTCCTGTACCTGCTTTAGATGCCTTAATACCATTATCCATTAAGACACCCATCATAGCAGATAATTCTTCTATGTTGACTCCTACTGCGTGAGCTGATGCCCCTGCGTGACCAAAGGCTGTTGCAAATGTGTTTAATTGAATTGATGAATCTGAGGCTGCCGAGGCTAGTGTGTTTGATATACGAGCAGCATCTTCGGCTTCTAAGTTAAAAGCATTAATTGATGCTGATACAACTTCAGATGCTAAAGATAAATCTTCTCCTGTTGCTAAAGCTAAGTCTAATATAGACTCAGTCATACCTTGTATTGCATCAGGCTTAAATCCTTTACGACCTAATATTAATTGTAAGTCAGCTACTTGAGATGCTGTAAATTGAGTAGTAGAACCTAATCGTTTAGCTTCTTTTGTAAGCATTTTAAACTCTTCGGTAGTAGCCCCCGTTACTGCGTTAACTTTCATCATAGCGTTCTCAAAATTAGAGAACGTATCAAAGGCTTGTTTACCTAAAGCAGTTAAAGGTGCTGTAACACCAAAAGTCAGCATAGAACCGACACGAGCTGCTTGAGAAGCAAAACCTGTTATTGATTTATTTGCTTTACCAAGACTTGCCTCTAAGCCTTTGATATTAGCAGCTACAATTATCGATATAGTTTTAACTCCACCCATTTTATAACTTTATTTTTTTAGGTTCTTTTATTTTATACCTTTCAAGAACCTCAGATATATGCTCTTTACTAGCAATATCTTTTTTGATTTTTACTTTGTTATCCCAAGGGAAAGGCATTAATTCTTTTGGTTTAAGTCGGTGTTTTGAGTGAGGCACTATACAACTGTGTACTATCATTCTAGTTTGTTCCCATCTGTTTTGAGAAAGTTGTTCGTTGTACTTTCTGAAGCCTCTAATTTTATTGTCTAAGGAACGTGGGGTTAAATCATATAATTCTTCATCACTTAACCCCAACATTCCCAATCCAATTTCTTCTAACTTATCCCAATCTACTTCACCTGTATCTTCATCAATAATTTCCTCTCCCTCTTCTACTTTCCCTTTTTCTGAGGTTGGTCTAATTGGAACGCTTCAAAGATTTCATTTATCTTACCAAAATCTTCATTATCTAACCATTGTTCAATATCTCGAACTTTGTACTTAAATTCTTCTCCGTTCTTCTTAGCACCATATTTTAGACCATAGTAAGCGATAATACCAATGTGGTCTATCTCCGAACCTAACTTGTCCATTT